AGAGATTGTTGTCTCTAATGCTTGTGCTTGTTCAACACCACCAAGAACAGCAAGACGAGTTGCTTGAGCAACCTGTGCGGTTAAGTCAGCACCCATCTTACCCATTGCTGCTGCATCTGCAGCCATCTTCATTGTTTCTTCTACTGCAACTCCGTACTTAGTATATTCTTTTGCAAGGCGCTGAATATCCTTAACCATTGCATCAGTTTCTTCTTGAGTTGTAAAGAGTTCTCCATAAACACGCTTGAATCTAATAGCCTGCTCTTCAAGTTTCATGAATGTTTTTGCTGCTTGGGTTCCTAGCATTACAAGAGGAACTGTGAAACCAACCATTAACTGGCGACCTGCCCACTGAGTATTCTTACCGAAGTTTAGTAGGTTGGTTGATCCTTGCTTTAACAGTTGATTTAAAAGTTGTTGTTTTTGTGCTGCCATGGCTGTTTGTGTGCCAAGGTTTTTCATATCTAGCGTTAGAGGTCTGACAGCAATTGCTTGTAGAGCACCATTGGCTCCACGACCCAACTTGATATATTGAGTTTGAATATCCTTTACACGCTCTCGTGCTACTTTGTTGATTGTCTCAAATTCAGACTTAAATAGTCTACCGAAAGTTTTTGTTGCTGCCCCAGTGTATCTAAAATACTCTCTTGAGGTTAATTTATTCTTTTCTAATGCGTTAGTAAAAGACTCTGTGCTTGTTGTAACTGTTCGCATAGATGCCTGGAATTGTCCAGCAGCATTTATGCTGTTCATTAAGTTTTGTGCTTGGTTTGCTGCTACCGCTGCTGCAGAGGTACCAGACTTTGCCATTTGTGTATGGAAGGCTGATATTTGACGCTGTAGAAGTTTTAAACTTGCTAAAGCATCCGACGTATCAATATTTACATGAATATTGGATTGAACATCAGCCATCCATTAACACCTCTTATTTAGTTATTTACAATGTTGCCAAGTAGCGCTGCGTCTGAAAGTTTGATTCCAGATGCCTCTTCGACAATCTTGTATACAGTTGGAAGGTCTAGGTTTTCTTCTAGGGCTTCCTTGTCTTCTGCCAATTCTGGCTTGTATTGCTGCATTGCGATTTGTACACAGTCCATTAGTAGATCCATAGACTTTTCGTTATCTTCTGCTACCTTTGCAATATCCTCAAACTTCTTCATAAATGGACGAAGTAGGGATATCTTTAATGGTCTTACCTTGATCTTTGTTCCGTCGATCAGTGTTACTGTTTTTTCTTCAGTGGCGGTTGCCATTTATTCCTCCTTATAAGGTTTAGTCAATTATACCATAGCGCAGGCTTATTTTTTAGCATTAATATGACTCGTAGTCAAGACCCATACCAATACCAAAACCAGCCTTTTCTGCATTTTTGCCTTGCAGAGCAAGAATGTCATTCCCATTATTTGCTGCACCCTTGCTGAATACTCTTGCCTTCATGTCTTCCCAGGCATTTTGGTTTCCAGAGTTTTTATCTAAATCTACTCCTTGCATGGCAGCAGCAAACTTTTTGTCACTATAGTCTAATTCTCTTTTTATTTTAATTGTTGCTGTTAGTTCTGGCATAGACAAAGACTGTTCTAGTTCTTCATAGTCTTTCCATATTCCAATAAGGAATGCCTCTGATTCTAGTTTTGCTAGGTCCAAAGTTTCCCAAGAAGATCCACTATCTACCGCCTGAGATTTTACTGTGTCCTCAGACTTTTCGTTAATCTTAATTCCTGCTGCAATATCTATAACCTCATAAATAGTTGGCAAATCTAAATTATCTTCTAAATCTTCAACCGTTTTGATATGTGGGACATACTGCTTCATAGCAATTAGAGCACAGTCAACTAAAACAGATATTGACTCGTCATCTGTCTTTGCCTGCTTTATTGTTTCAAAGACCTCTAAAAACTCTCTAAGATATTTTATTTTAAGGGGGGCAGCAATAATATTAGTCCCATCTACAAGACTAAATTCTTTTTTATCATAAACACTTGTTGCCATTATATAAGTATACCAAACAGAAAGACCCAACCCCGAAGGGCTGGGCCTACTGTATTATTAAGTTGTATTATGCTTCTAGTGAACGATCTACGATCTTACCGTATGATGCGTTGTCGTTTGGAAGGAGACGGAATGATACTTCGAACATTGAAGCCTCATCACGCTTTGCTGATACTGTAACATTCTCAATTGAGAGTGCACGGTATGCAACATAGATTCTTTCCTTTGGCTCTAGAGAAGAACCAGAACCTGGTCCTACTGCTACGAGACCACGCTCTAGAGGAACGTCGCCGATATCACCAGCAGACATCTTGAGTTGTGAAACTCCTGATGCTGATGTTAGATCTGCGTCATCTCCTGCAATTGCTACTAGAAGGTTTTCTAGTGTTGCCTCTGCGAATGCAGTGTTTAGATTAACTGTCATACCTTGCTTGAACAAACGAGCAACGTCGAGAAGTTGATCTACTGCTACTTCACCAAAATCTGGCTGGAATGCGAGTTCCAAACCATTTGATGTGTATCCTACGTTGGTATAGTCATCATTTGAAGACAATGTATCCTTGTAAGATGTTGTGGATGCTGTGAACACTGGAAGATCTGATGCTGCTTGAGTATCAGTAATTGCTCCAGTTAGTGTTTCGTATCCGATTGGACCTGCGTCATGCGTAAATAGTGCTGCTGCACCTACGATGATATTGCTACTTGAACCACGGCTATATGCCATATTCTCACCTCTTTCATTTTATTAAAAGGGGGTTGTTTCCTCACCTTAATTATAACACCGTTTATTGATAGTTTATCCTTGGTGCCAGTCGTAGTCTATGATTATCTTATTCCCCGCATATGTACGGGCTGTGCCAAAGTCAACGATATCTCTGGTCTCTTCTAGTTGGTATATCTTAAAGTTGTGGAAGAACACAGGTCTAGACTCTTCTGACCAAAGTCCTTCATTTGCTGCTGCCCACTCATTAATATCTTTTGCTGAGTCATCACCATTGTCAAGAAGTTCGCTAACCATTTGTTGTATATGAACCATTTGCTCGGTTGGGCCCCATCCTTTTGCAGAGTCTCCAGTAGCATAAAAATAATACAAAACTTGCTCACACTTTATATATGGGAATGGTGTTCTTCTCATCTTAAACATTCTGTCATAAACACCAAACAATCCGTTTGACTGTGGAAATGTTTGAGTCAAAGAATCAATGTCTGTAGGAAGTGTTGGGAAAAAATATGTAGTTCCAGAATCAAATCTTTCATCTACTTTAGATCCTAAGTACTTGTTGATAATTGATGGAGGATGATGAATTGTTGCTGACATTATGCACCTACCCCTGCATTAGCAATCCAGCGATATCCAGTTGATAGTCCTTTTGTTCTACCCATCTTTTTACCTGCCTGCATATCTTTTCTATAAACCTGTGGGTTTTCTAGGTATTGAGCAACGCCACTAACTCTTAAGAATGCTTGAGAAAAATATCTATTGAAAAACATATCAAAAACTCTTTCAAAGCCACCCTCTACTTCTGTTCCTCCAGGATTATCCACTCTTACTGGACCCTTTGTAAATACTGTCTCTCCATTATCCTCAAATGCCAAAGTCTGTGCGACTCTTGGTCTAATGGTTACTGGAATTCCCTCTTCCATAATTCTTGCCTTATCATAAAATGGAGTTCTTGATCCATCTTTAATTGATACTGACTGACTAAAAGATGACCTAAAAGAAAGTCCTAGATTGCTTGTAGTATAAGAAATATCGTATAGTCTTGCACTTGGGCTTCCTGTTTGATTCCACTCATAAATATGATGAAGCATATCTGGATTTACTCTTGCGTTTGAGTCTATAAACTCTTTCATCAACTCTACTGTTTCTAGGCCTACCGTCTTTAGAAATACGGTCTTGCCTTTCTGTACACCCTCCAAAAATCCAACAGAGTAATTAACAATATTGTTCATTTCTTTTTTAAACTGATTAGAATTAAACACTGCTTTCATACGTCACCTGTTTGATTTTCTGATCTTCTGATAAGGATATTAAAAGACTCTACTGTGCCAAATGGACCAGTGAAAGGTTCGTAGGTTGCTATTTCAAAAAGTGTTCCTCTGCCAGATCTTGGTCCTGAAGTTTCCATATAAATAAGGTTTCCTTCTTGGTCCTTGATGTCTGTAATAAGAATATTGGTTAATGCATTTTTGCTATCTAGAGATGAAACTCTTAAGTCTGACTTTGTTCTTCCAACTAGAATTGAGTGTTGTGTTATGTTTACATTTGGCTTTACTTCTTCTTTAAAAGCAGAACCTCCAGAAGTAAAACTGCAAGCAAATACTCTATCTAAAACCCACTGCTTTTTAATTGCTCCATACTGACCCTGCTCAATAATTGGATGATAAACAGATGCCTGCATTGGAAACATAAAGTCTGGTGTCTCACAAACTGTCATTACAACACCCCAATTTTTGTAATAGACTTAGCATACTTTGAAAGTATTTTGTCTACGATTATATTTCCTGTTCCTTCGAAAAGACCCTTATCAAACTGAATTCTATACTGATCTGTGTTATAAGAAGAAATAAATCTCTTGTAATAGTCTAACTTTCCACACTCTAAATCATGGACTAGCATCTCTGTTGCCCTAACTATGTCTGATGGAATAGTTGGATATCCATACTCTACTGTTATAACATAGTCCCAAGTTTTTCCAAAACCTCTGTAGACAAACTGTGGATCTAAAGAGTCTGATGATGCTGCTGGCAAAACCAGTGGTGCAGACTCTGCACGATTTATGTTGTCTGTAGACTTTTCTACAATTGCTGTTTTATCTGATGTTAACTCAAATTCTCTGTCTTCCACCAACTTGTTATTTTCATAAACACTAACAACTTTTTTGACATCATCCCAAACTGGTAGATAGTCTGAGCCAGTTCCTGTAAAGTGCAAAACTTTTCTCTTGTAATAGAATCCCTCTGGTATAACTGAATCTATAACTGCTCTTGCAATCTCTTCATTTGCAGAATATGCTGCAATCTCTGATGCTGTGCTTGCATTTGTTTCTGGGTTTGAGTATGGTCTTACATATGTGAAGTCATCTTCAAATACAACAACATCTAGGTTCTCTAAAATACTTAAAACATTTTCTTTTGCATCGGTTGCATTCTTATACTCTTCAGTATCCATATAATCTTTTTGTGCTTGGCCTGTTAGTGTTATTGCTCCTAGTAGAACTGTTCTGTGTGTTCCAGAATTCCATACTTGAGCAACTATGTCAAGTCTTGATTGTGCTGCAGTCTTTATTGTTATAGAGTAGTCATCATCTAGTTTTGGTAAATACTGTAAACTGATATCAGAAACTGATAAGGACTCTACAGTTATTGTCTGAAACTCTTCATTAAAAATATACCCTTGCAATCCATCTAAATAGTACTCTGAAGAGTCCGACGAAGCAGTTGCAATCGCTACCCACGAACCAATAACATTTATTGGTATAGGTAACTTATAACTTGCAATGCTTGTCGGAACTCTCAGAATTTCCATTGTTAATTATCCAAAAGCCTTCTTGACTTCATCTGGTGTAGCAATGCGAACATGCCCACGAGTTAGCCACTTATCTGCTTGTGCCTTTGTAACAATGTTGTATCCCTTTGAAATTGATCCAACTTCTTCCCAGCGAACACTCTTTGTTGAGTGTATTGCAACCTTTTCTCCAAGGTCTGCTTCTGGCTTTACTAACTTGCTTGGACCATCTGCTGCCATTGATCCTATAGCACCTGTCTTTGTAAATCCTAGTGACTGAACTGGTTCTTCTGCTGCAGGGGCTTCGACAACTGGTGCCTCAACTACTGGTGCTTCTACAACTGGCTCTGCTACTGTTTCTGCGACTGGCTCTGCTGGTGCTTCTGCAGCAGGTGCTGCTTCTGCAGGCTGCTCGTCATTGGCTTGCATTTTTGCTTTGTATTCTGAAAACGGATTATTATTTTCCATTGTATCCTCCTTGTTTGTATTATATCATTAAAGTATTAAGGGGGACAGGAGAGTGAACTCCCGCCCCCCATTAAAGGTACTGTTTACAGATTATGCATCTGCAGCAGCGTCAGCGAATGCAATTGCATCCTCTTCTTCCCACTGAATACCAAAGCGGACGAATACTGTGTACTCAATTGTGTCCTTCTTTGCTACGTATTCACGGTTTACAGTGATATCGCGCTGGAATCCCCATACACGGTTTGCAGGGAATGTCAAGTCGATATAGCCTGCTGGGTAGTAAGGAACTTCCTGAACTTCGATTCCGAGAACACGAGTTGTACGTGCTCCACCGAATGTCTGTCCGATACCATCAAGGTATGACTGGCGGTTTGCCTGTGTTGATCCTGGGACCTGTCCAGCAAACGCTTCTGCAACTGCATCAGCAAGTGTACCGTTGTTCTTAACGATTCCACCGAATGCGTCTGTACCTGCGTAGAACTTAAGATTGTTCTTAAGTGCACGGTACTTACGTGGCATTGCGTTGATGATGCC